GGAGTATTAGATGCAGAAAATTCTACTAAAATTCTAGCAGCAATTTTTGATGTGTCAATATCTAGATCATTGCCATCTTTATTTAAAACACTAAAGGCAAGTCTAAATTCATCAGAAGTAGAATATTTTGAAAGGTTTACGGATGTTCCAGATAACTGAATAAAATTACCAGCACCGACCAATGAACCTGTTGATCCAGAAAATGTTGAAGAGTCTCCACTCATTAAAATCATGTTGTTTAAAAATCTTGACCTTTCGTTCTTTTCATACCTAGATGTATTTAAGAAAATAGTATTATCTGCATTTGTTTGAAAAATATCTAACTGTAAAGATGATCCGTTAACTGTAAAATAATCTTTAATAACATTTAAAATTAATGGGTCGTCCAATGGTTCTGAAACAATATTTAAAGTATTAGATCCATTAATGCTCCAATTTTCTGACTGAGTAAACGATAGCAAAGACTTACTGTCATTAGAACCCAACAATGGATTAAATCCAGCAGAATATATTCCAACCTCAGTTATTTCATACCTTTCTTCTGTTGGCAATTCTGCAGTAAGAACAATTTTTGATATGCCGTCTTCATTTACTATACCCCTTGAAGAAACTGGTACTCTAAACATTTCAAAATCTAGTTCTGTCTTATTTGAATAGTCTGGCTTTGTACCGCTAACGTATGGCTCTAAAGGCCTTGCACCGCAACCAACAGCGATATATGAAGCATATGAGGGAACTTGACCAAGTAGGTACTTCAATATTATATTTTTGCCAGTACTAGTAATCACTTAAATCTCCTATATTATATTGTATCATAATAGCCGCTTCCACTAGTTAGTATATTTATCTCTATTTGTTCATCATCTTCAATATTAACTAGTTCTAGAACTAAATCTCCTGTTGATGATTCTATATAAACGTTTACACCATTGTTACCATTTGCAACATTTGGTATCTTTTGATCAAGAACAATTGTAAAGTTTTTAAAGTACTCATAAGATGTTTGAAAAACTGGGGCTAAGGTGTAAGAATTATAACTTTGTAATATTTTATTAGAATTGTATATATTGTCATAAACAAGTTTAGAGCCAAACACCGTATCATTTCTATCAATATTAATAATTTCTTGTCCACCAATATCTTCAAATATTAAATTAGACATAGTCTCTATAGATACTTCTTCGTCTCCCACTATGATGTATTGCGGCTCTGCAACCTTAACCAAAGAACTATCTGATGAATTAGAGTATATTATTTGTGGTGTATTTGGAATTGAATCACTCATCTGCTACCTCATAACAATATAACTTCATTGTTGGACCCTGTGCTGATCTTGCATACTCAATATTATAAACAACAAATCTTTTATTTTCTGATGCTATGATATCTTCATTATTGGCATTTTTATAATATACGTTAACTATGTCTCCAAGTTGAATTGTTGGCATAGCAAATATTTCTAATCCAATTGCATTTTTAGGATCTATAGTTTTATTAACAATCCATCCAAGCAATGCTTCGGCATCATCTCTTGATTGTATGTATGGAGTATCCATTGTAAATTCTTTAGTGCCATATTTAGATTTACTTATTTTTAACTTATTATATTTATCTTTAGATTCAGTATTTGATTTTATAACTTGATCATCTAAATATTGTGTTTTAATATAGTTAGAGTTTTCTTTATAATAATCTTCAACTGTTAAAGTATGGTTTGTTGATTGAGTAAACGCAACTCCTTGAATTCTTAAATAATTACCAGATGTTTCATCTAGCGTTAAGACAGTATCAGTTGCATTAAAAATTAAAAATTCTGCACCGTAAGCATCTGGTAAAAATCCAGAAACTGTATAACCCTTTATTTTATTAAAAGTTGGAGATATTTTAGAATATAGTGCTGGATATGCTTTATCAAACTTGATATTAAAATATGCACACTCTCTCATAATAGAACCAAACTCATCAAAATAAAAATTGTAAGATGGAGGCTCTGAGGGACTTATGCCAGAAAGGTATGTTGACTGTATTACAGAACTTAAAGCGTACTTTCTAAATGCATCACTAGATGTGAGTTCTTGATTATCAAATATTTTATTAAATGGTATATCTATATTTTCTGAAACATTTTTAGAATAGTTGCTTCCTAAAGCAAATATGTTTTCAAACATAATTTTAGATGTTCCTCTGGTAAACAAACACATATTATTATAAATAGGAAGTGGGCTTGTGTCATCAACTATGGCAACAATGTTATTATTTATATATAAATAAAACTTTCTTGTTTGTCCAATATCTAAATATTCAACTGCTATGTCATATACGGTTGGATTAGACTCTCCTGTTACCCTGTATTGTCCAGTAAAGTTACCATCATCTACTAATATGTTAGTTGAGCCAGACCATAACTTTACAGGAACAGCCATATCTGTTGCACTATCTTTTCCTATCTTGTAAAACATTAAGTTAGCAATTGTAGAACCATTGGCATATTTATCTATGTTTGTTTCTGTTAATGCTGCGATTTCAAAATAATATCCCACATTGTTTGTAGGGTTAACCATAATTCCTAAGCCACCAGAGCCACCACCTATACTGATATTTTGAGATGGATCAGTTCCAGGAACAACGTAATATGTCATGCTTCCAGTTGGTGTTTGACCTCTAACCTCATTGTTTTCAACCTTACCAATAATTCTTAATCTAGTTCCAAAATGTTTAAATTTGCTGATTAGTGGTTTATAAACATAGTTAATATAATTAATTGGTTTTTGTTCAAAGTTAAACGATGGCCCAGTCATAACCAATGCAGATGATTGAATGTTTCCAGATTTTTTATTAATTGAATTTTTATTATCATACTCTGAAGTATAAGAACTTGATAAAAAGTTTTTAATAATACCAGTTCTAGTTGTTTGTTTTGCTATGCTATCGCTAACACCAGCAGCACCAACTACAACTGTTTTGTCTAATGTTTTATTTGCAAACAAATATTCAGAATACATGTTACAACTTTTTACGTTGTCTCCACTAGTCCAATATGGGTTTAATCCAGCATGATGACTTGTGACCTCTGTTCCAAATTGACCTCTTCCATTCTTTATTACATCACCATCTTTTAAAACTTTTACACCATTTACTTCTACATAATCCAATTCTGTATAAATTCTAATTAATCCAGTTGGATACATTTTTCCGTTAAAGGGTAACTGAGAAAAATAATTCTCATAATCTTCAACATTAGTTATCCAAATATTTCCTATTCCAGAAACATTATATTCAACTGCATCGTACCTAATAACCTCACCATTTGAATAAAAATATCCATTATAGTTGCTGATCCAATATATGTTTTCTCCAAGATCAATGGTATTATTTAACAATACATTGTGACTAATTGATGGAACATCACTTGACAAAGATGATCCTAGCGGTATTGCTGCTAAAACATATGACGACATAGATGCGGCAGACTCATTTACAGTTTTTGTATTGCCCTTTCCAGAAACTTCCCATAACAATGTTGGCTTGTATATCCAAGTTTTTTCTTTATCAATTAACGTTGCTTGCTTGATTGATCCTAAAGTTTTTTGAATATATCTAGTAGTATAATTAATTTTACCAGAATTCAAAACCTTTGTATCCACTATTGAAGCATTTAATATATTTTCTTTATTATTTATTTGATTATTTTTAGAGCCATAAAGAGTGATGTCTGATAACCTGTCTGTTATTTTTGGTACAGTATAGTTTTTGCTCATTACAACTAGATCATTTTCTTCATTAAAAAACATAGAAGATTGAGAAGATATTGCTAAATCATTTAAAACCTGTGCAATATTTTTTTCTTCATTACAAAAAAAGAAAGGAATAATAAGTTCTTGTTCATTTTCAATTTTTTTAAATATGTAATTAGAGAAACCAGCGTAGTCTAATAATGTTGAAACTACAAAACTTAAAGACACATTTGTTAAAAATAAACTAGGAGCATTTATCTGCTCTAGATAAAAATATAAATCTCTTAACTCTATAGAGGTTTTACCATTCTTTACATCTGTTTGCGGTATGGAATCTGAGTATAGTTTTTTTAACGGTATGTGCTCATAAATATTATTAATAGTCTCTACACTTTCATAAAAACTAAATTTAACATTATTATTTAAATAGTTATGAACAATGCTATTTGTATTGTTTTTATTAAAAGACATATCTGGATCAATTAATTCTAGGTTGCCAGTAGATGCCAAAAGTTGTCCTACTGGTAGTCCGTTTGTGCTTAAATCAGATATTGATTTATTTATTGTATAGGTAGTGACATTATCTGTTATGTCTACCAACAATCTAGGAGACAACTCAATTAAATCAAAGACACTGTCAAACTTATTCATTGTGCTTACTACAACTCTTATTCCATTTATATATTGAAATTCTTTATAAGATATGCTATTTGTATTAGCATTGTTATAGGATATTACGTTTACTAGTTCTGTTACCGTGGAAGTTTTATCTATTTCTTTTTCTAGTAAGCCCCACCCATATTCTGGAATAAACAAGTCATAGTCAAATCCATTATAAATATGAAGAGTTCCAAGTTGATTATTATTATTAACTAAATAAGCATGTCCATATGAAGATGTTGTTGGCAACAGTGCTGTAGATGAAATAGTTTCAATTAAAGAAAAGGTATCAATATATTTTAATGGAGTGAGTAGTCCGTATTTTAATTCAACGTGCCCATCAGATTTAATAATATTACTGCCATCTGATCTTGTAGAAGTTTCATCAAAATTAATTATATCCGTCCAAATATTATTATTAAGTATCTGAACCTTCCAAGTACTTGGAGTTGTCTGATTGCTGTATCCATAAAATGGATCACTTATACTTTCAGACACTGTTGAAAATGGACCTAAATCAATTTCTCCAATATTTGTTTGCATCTTAATAACAATTCTATTAACTGGAATACTATCTTTATACACCACAAACGGCGATGCATCATCTATATAATTTTTATTGTTTGAAATATTTTTAGCAATACCTCTTTCAATGTTGTCTTCTGTTCTATAAGAACTCCAATATTTAAAATAATCTCTTTTATCTGACATATAATATCTTGGTCTATTGGCCAAATAAGAATTTGAATTATGAAAATATTTATTATTGAAGTATTGTATTTTATTTATTCCAGATCTTGGTCTAAATTTATTAAAACAATCCTCTAAAGAAAATAACTGCCCTTCTTTTTCTTTAATAGATGTAAAAAGTTGCGGTTCGTCTGAATCGTCGTATCCACCATCTACTACTATGTCAGCATTAGTTGCATCTGTATAAAAATTGCCGCTATCATTGGGATCATAAAAATTAATAATATTTTTATATTTAGACGAACTTTCTAATGGACGATGTCTGTAGTTTCCAATTTTAAATAAGTTTTCTGCATTATTAAAATTCCATTCTGCTAAAACTAATCCTTTAATGTTTACACTTTCAGATCCTTCAAAAACTCCTCTAATGTTGTCATTTTCAAACATTATACTTCTTCCAAAGATATAGTTACGTCCCACAAGTCGTGTGTATTAGAACCTCTTTTGTTTACGTTATATGAAAAATCAGTTATAAAAACTTCTTTAACTTCTTGATATTCATTAAGCCTTCCCATTACGTTATCTTGTCCTTGAAAAGCATTATATTTATCATAAGCAAGAAATAAATAAAATGATCCAGGACTTTCTAAGTACCAGTTTAGTAATTCATTTCCTCCTGCTCCACCATCTACTGTGTATCTTTTTAATTCACTTTCTTCTTTTCCAGTTGTTGTATCAAAATTTATAGTATTTTCAAAAGATCTAGATGGCAGGTTTTGCCAACTTATAGTAAACACACTCTTATCTGCAATAAAAAATGATCTCATCTTTCCATTTATAGTTCTTTCTCTTTGTTCAAGTCTGTTATGTTTAATATCTATAGCACTGCGATTATGATCTGATAATATTAAGAAAATACCATCCGTCAAATTTCCAATCTGTGTTGGATCAGTTCCGATTTCGTATCCAGATGGTACGTGGGTTGGACCATTGGGGCCTGAGACAAGTGTTCCAGGATTATTTGAAAACAACAGTGCTTGTGGTCTACTGTATTTTTTTCTACCAGCAAGGTAATTTAAAGTTGCCATTATATTCTATTCCCCTTGATTCTTTGAGAATCTATTTGCTTAATCTGCATCATTACCGTTCTAGCAATCTCGTTAGGGTTTGCATCAGATTTAACATTAACACTCAAGTTATAATTATACACTGAAGATGATGAAGGATTGTCACCTTTATTAATTGCTCTTAAGTTATCTACCCCGAATTTGTCCACACCATATTTACTTACAATAAATTCACCAGGAGTTAGCATTGCTGGCACGGTATCAGTACCAATTGCAAATCCCCCTGAAGCAAATCTTTGTACTCTTCCACCCATATTCCATTTCTTTGGAACTGCTTTTGCAACTGCTTGTTGCCATGTTTGGGGTGCAAGAGTTTTACCTCCACCCATAATTTTATTGCTAGATGAACTTCCAATACCAAATCCACTTCCACTTCCCATGATGTTTGCAGAAGTAACTGTTGGAAATTTTTTATTAATTACGCTTGATGGGGTTGATGGTTTTGATACAACTCCAGGTGATTTTATACCCTTTGGTGGTTTTTCACTTGTTCCTGAATCTGTTGTAGTTGTGGTTGTAGTAGTTCCATCTGGTAGTGATGGTAAATTGGTTCCAACATACTGTCCAAGTTTATCTAAAATGCCTTGCCATCCAGCATTCATTTTGTTAATTGCATCTAAGGATCCCTGAAGAACACCGTTATATAGTTCTGTTGCAACTTGTGCTGCTTCTATCTTTGTTGCTTGTGTTTCCCATTCTTTCTTTGTCATTCCAGCAAGAGTTAGATTTTTTGCTTGTGCTTCTACCTCTTGATTTATTAAATCTAATTTAACTTGTGCAAGTCTTGACTGTTCTTGTAAAGGTTTAATAGTGTCTTGATCAATTCTATAATTTTGTTCTTTTAATGCTTTTATTTTTTCTTCTAGTTGGTCTCTGGTTAATCCATTACCAGTTAGGGCACTTATCTGTGCGTCCCTTGCTGATTCCATTCCAGTTCTTTGTTGAGCAATTGCATCTGCTGCATTTTGTGCACGAAGTTCTTGAGCCGCTCTTGCTGCTGCATAAATATCTCCTTGAGACAATGCTTCGGCAAGTGATAGTCTACCCTTTTCTTGTCTAGCAATTGTTTCATTAATCTTAGAAATCTTATCAAGTGATTCAAACTGTTTGTCATATTTTTTAGTTATTTCATTAGCCTGATCATCTATAGTTTTTAGTCCATCTTCATATGTAGAAATTTGATAATTATTTACATCTTGAATATTTTGTGCACTCTTTATTTGAATATCAGCGGTATCAATTACTGCTTGTTGTTGATCAATTTCTGCTTGTCTTCTTAACTTCATAAGTTTTTCTTGAACATCAAAATATCTTTGTGCTAAATTATATCCAGGATCAAATGCTTGTGAGTATTGTCCCATTTTTAAGAAACCTTCAATTTTTTTCCTATTGGCTGCTGTTGTGGTGTCAACAATTTTTTTCATATTCTTGCCAAGTTTTTCTGTAGCAACTGCTGCTGCAAAACCAGTGTTTTGAACTGCTTCGTATGCAGTTGCTGAATCCATACCTGCAGCAACTAACTTATTAAATGCTATTGTTTGATTATCTGTATCTGCAATTATTTTTTCTTGACTATCTTGATATGATCCAAGTTCAGCAAAGTTAATAGCAGACTGTAAAGTTTTCATGTCTTTAAATAGACTCTTGTATTTGTTGTAGTCTTCAGGAGATAGGGCAGTAATAAAATCTATAGTGTTTTGATTAGCACCTTGACTTCTAAGGGTTTGTGACAAACCTTTAAATCCTTCAATACCTTCTTTTGCCATTCTTTTTAATGCACTAGCAGAAGAATCCCATCCAGTGGTTAGTTCTTCAGTAGCCTTTCTAGTATCTCTAATCTTTTTTACTAGTTCATCTAGTGGAGATGAAGTTGGTCCTGTGCCTGTCTCGCTACCGTCCTCGCCAGTGGCTGGTGTTGCCAAGGCCTCTGCTTTGGTTAACTGTTGTGCGGCTCCAGTAAAGTATTTATTTGGACTTTGTCCTGGGTTTGCTGCTTGCCATGCCAAAAATTCTTTACTGTTATTTCCTGTAACTTCAGCCATAGTTGTGAGTGTTTGTAAATAAACCTTTTGTTGTTCTGCTGGAAGACTATTAAAATATTCTTGATCTGATCTCAAGGCTTCCATTTCTTTTGCACCAAGGATTGTTGCTGCTACCTCTAAACTTATCTTTCCTTTTTGTGCTTTAATATTTGCTATTGTTTCTTGAAGGTTGTTAGCAATATTTGGATTTTTTTGCAAATATTCTACTGCAACCCCAACGTCTAAGACTTCTCCAGTTTTTGTAATGTCTCCAAAGAAGGTTAACATTTTTTCTGCTTCTTTTGGTGTCTTTGTTTTTATGTCTGCAATAAATTTTGCTTGAGCAGTTTTATTTACACTTCCATCTTTATTGGTAAACATTGACACTGTTGATATTGCTTGGTTTGCAAATTTACCGCCAAAGTTAGCCGTAATATCTAACAGGGCATCTACTGATCCTTGATCTTCTTTAAACATTTCAAACATGCTAACAATTTGCATAGGGTCTATATTGCCACTTGCCATTTCCATCTTAATTTTATATTGTTGTTCTTTAGTTGCTCCAGAACCACCTATAGCGGTTTGTGCTAATGGAACTATGTCTGCCATTGCAGTATCTTTATATTGATTAGTGATTGCTTTGTCCACACCAGTCATCATTGCTTTTTGTACGTTACCGCCAAGCATCGAAGATGCACCACTATAAGATGCACCAATATCAGTTAATAACCCTTTGTTTTCTTCTAATAGAGCAATTCTTCCTGCTTCACGCTCTGCTGTCAGCCTTGCTACTTTTTCTAAATCGTTTGCTGCTTTAGCAATATCAATTCTTTTTTCATATTCTAATTCTAACGAATCCATCATTGCTGTTTGTTGTTCAAGAGCCATCTTTTGCATTGCAACCGCTCCACCTGAAGCAGCACCAATTCTTTTTTGTCTATCACGCAAAGCAAGTGTTCCACCAATTAAAGCACCAGCACCAGCACCAATTGCGGTTCCAATTCCTGGAACAAAACTTCCTGCTGCGGCACCACCAGCAACTGCTGAAGCCATTCCTCCACCAACTGCCAATGCTCCACCGCCAATAAGTCCACCTAATCCAAAACCACCAAACTTAGCAGTATCTTTTCCAGTATATCTTGCAGCATTGCCTATCATTCCAGTTGCACTGTTAGCCTTTTGTCTTGCGTCTTGCATTAATTTAACTCTAATAGCGATTGGATCTTTTTCAAGATTTTCTCCGTTAGGTCCAAGCAGTTCTAACATTTTTGCATTTACCTGAATTCCAAATGAATAATCACCAAGTTGTTCTCCAATATTTGCAGCAATGCTTCTTGCTTGATCAGCAGTCAAAGATCCTGTTACTACACCTGTAGTTAACTGACTTAATAATTGAGATTGAGCACCCGCTCTTCCACCAACTTTCATAGAATCAGTAACTGCAGATATTGTTTGCTTTCCTAAATCTGAATCAACAAAACTTTGTCCAAATGTTGTTTTACCTGTTTGAACTTGAAATGGAGATAGAGAGTTTTTACGACGTTTATCCATAATTTCTGTAGCACTTACTTTGCCTGAGAATTTTGCTAACTCTTCCATTGCCTTAGCACCACTACCTAAGTTTTCAGCAAGTTTCATTGCAGAGTCTTGTGCCTTATCAAAAGCCATTCTTGTAGAAACTATTGCATATGTTAATGCCGCAATACCAACAGTTAGTAATCCAAACTTACTCTGTAGTAGTGGAAGAATCATAGACAAAGCCATAACTGGCATCATAAGTTTTTGTGACATATCTCCAACTTGGCCTGGCATCATAGAACCACCCATTAACAATGCATTAGCACCCATTGCTAATCCACCAACACCAACTCTTCCTCTATTCTTAGTTGTTGGTTTATTATTGTCATTACCGCCAGGATTATATGGTGAAGTTGGGCCAACAATTCCTCTATTCATTGTTGTAAGTTTTGATTGTGGAATTTGCATTGACCCCTGAATAACTGACATGGCTAATTGACGACCAGCACCTTTTGCATCCTTGACTGATTCTTTAACTCCTAATAAAAGTCCTGTGCCAGCATCTTTTCCTATTTTTCTTAATTTTTTAGATGGTGACCTTGCATCTAGTGTTTCACTAAAAGAGTCTCCAATTTGAGTAAATCCATAATCTATACTTTTTTGTCTTACCTTTTGACTAATAGAAGCATACTGACCGCCTCTTTTATATGGTTTACCACTTAAAGGCATTCCAAGTTGTTGTCTAAGTTCTTGATCTCTTTGTGCAACTCCAACTCTTTGACCAGTTGCCCTGTTTGCTTCTCCACCCATCAGTCCCAATGTTGAATAATCTTCTTTTAATGCATCAACTACTCTTTTCATTCTTGGTCTTTTTAATTTTCCACTTGATCCTTTAGCAAAATGTTTTGCTTCTGCATCTGCAACTGCTTTATAAAATTGATCATCTGAGAAAGTTTCAGTTCCTATTTTTCCAATTTCTTCTCCAATTGCTTTTGCAAAAGAACTTGTATCAAGAGTCATTTTTTTAAATAATTTGGGATCTTTTAATACTTCATTTAAAGTTTTTCCCTGTTGTGCGGCCCACTCTTCATAAAATGGACTCATAACTTTTGTTTGTTTGGCTGGATCTAAAAATTCTGATTGAAATAGTTTAGTATCTCCACTTCCTGTGTTATAAGAATGATCTGTGTTAAAGCCATAACGATTATACATAGTTGCTGATTCTGCTTGAGCAAGCATATTCGCCTTACTATATTTTGTTTTTTCATGATATTCTGGATTTTGCGATATTAGTCTCTGTCCTTCTTGATTAATAATATTTAATTGTTCTTGAGTTGCTCTACGTGGTGCACTTCCATGTGCAAACACACTGCCAGCAGACTGGCGGCCTGTACCCTTTGGATTTATTTCTCTTAAATTAAATTCAGCAAGTGCTTGTTGAATTTGTTTTAAACTAAGTATTTGAGTTTTACCTTCTGCTAATGCTCTTTGATTTAGTGTTTCTAACATTTTTGTTAATTGTACATTTGTTTCTTGAGTTGCATTTGCACCAGTACTATATCTATGTAAATATTCAGATAATTTTGATTCTGTTGTTTTTGCATTAGTTGCTATATTTGAATAGTCAGTACCGCCAAAATTAACTGTTTTTATTGATGCTGATCCTTTTATAAAACCAGGTATTTTGTCAGCAATAATTCCTCTAATTAATCCACCAAACTTTTTATTTTGCTTTGCTGGAATTACAGCCTCTCCTGGTGAAAGCATTGCTGGTACTACATCTCCTGCACCCTTTGGTCCAGGTACACTTAATATACCGTTTGCTAATGGCATTCCTGGAGTTTTTGCAATACCCTTGCCAATTGAAAAATTAAGGCTTGCAGCATTTGCTTCCATGTAGGCATTTCTTAATAACTTAACTGCCTGTGCTTCTGCAGTAAACCTTTGCGTTAATGTCATATGTGCTTGATCTAATGATGATGCAACTGCAGCAGCATTTATTTGTGCTTGAGTCAAATAGTTAGTTTGCTCACCTAAATATGTAGTAGAATTTCCAGCCCTGTTAAATACTGACTTTATGCTAACAAACAACTTGATAATGTTTGCAACACCGTTAGCCAACAAACCAAAAGACATCAAGGCTAATGGGCCAATACCAGCAAGAATTGTGGTTAAGTAAACAACAAACTTCTTTGTGCCATCACTCATATCTTCAAAACGTCTTAATATTTTATTAAAAAATTCAATAATTGGTGTTAGTGCTTTTAAAAATTCTGCACCTATTGGGGCTATTACTGTTTTAAGATCTTGAACTTGTTTTTTAAACTTATACATTGGTGATTCAGAAATTTTATTTAATTCTCGTTCAGACAATATGGCAAGTTCTTCTACGGTAGCAGTGGTTAACTCAGCAACAGTTTGTGCTTGAGTGCCCTCTTTAATAACGTTTTGAAATAACGTAGATATACGTGAAAACTGAAACTTACCAAATAGTTGTTCAATTGCTCTAGCACGATTAAGTGGATCTAGTTTGTCTAATGCACTTGCTACGTCTATAACAAGTTTTTTAACATCACCTTGATTTGCATCTACAATTCCTTTTATATTAATGCCAAAACTAGCAAGAAACTCTGATGCTCTTTTACTTGGATTAATAATAGATGCAAGACCAGACTTTAATGCGTTGGCACCTTCTCCAGCCTGAATGCCACCTTCACGCATAGCAGTCATAAAGAATGCTAAGTCTTGAACATCTCCACCAAGTTGTTTAATTACTGGTGCTGCTTTAGGAATTGCTGTTGTTAAATCATCAATACTTAGAATTGTTTGGTTTTCTACTGCGTTTAAAAAGTCAATTTGTTGTGCAGTCTTTTCTGCAGTAATTCCAAAAGTAGAAGTTAAAGAAATTAAAGTGTCCAAAGATTTTTGTTGATCAATGCCACCAAGTACAGCAAGTTTATTTGCTTGGGCAACTTGAACTAATAAATCATTTCCAACTTTACCTGTTGCTGCCACATCGGCAGCCATTTTCATTGTATCTGCTACGGCTACACCATACTTAGTAAATTCATTTGCAAGCATTTTAACATTTTGCAATGCTTCAGTTGTTTCTTTAGTATTTGTAAACATGTCACCGTAAACACGTTTAAATCTAATTGCTTGTTCTTCTAATTCCATAAATGTTTTTGCTGCAACGGAACCAAAATACATTAATGGTACAGTAAAACCAACCATAAGTTGACGACCAGCCCACTGTGTATTTTTACCAAAGTTTAAGAGATTTGTAGATCCTTGTCTTAATAATTGATTAAGTAATGCTTGGCGTTGAGCAGCCATTGCTGTTTTAGTTGCATAATCATTCATATCCAAAGTTAATGGACGAATAGACATTGCCTTGAGAGCACCACTTGCATCTCTACCCATTTTAATATATTGGGTTTGTAGTGTTTTTACATTTTCTCTTGCAACTTTATTGATAGTGTCAAACTCTGTTTTAAATAATTTACCAAAAGTTTTAGTAGAAGCACCAGCGTATCTGAAGTACTCCTTCATTCCAAATTTATTTTTTTCTAAAGCCTCATTAAAAGAATCTGTTGTTGTTTTAATCTTTTTCATTTCGGCATAGAATTTGCCGCTTGCATTAATTTGATTAGTTAAGTTTTGAGCCATGTTCTGAGAAACCGCTGCACCAGCGGCCCCAGATTTGGCCATTGTAGAATAAAAGGCTGATAACTGACGCTGTAAAAGTTTAAGTTGCCTTAACGCTTGATCAGCATCAACACCAATTTTTATATTGGATTCGATATCAGCCATTCATTATTACCTCTTTATTTAGTTTTTATGGTAAATTATTAAGTAATGCTGCATCTGCTAACTTAACTCCAGATGCCTCTTCTATAATTTTATATACCGTTGGAAGATCCATATTTTCTTCTAACGCTGCCAAGTCTTCTGCAATTTCTGGCTTGTATTGTTGCATTGCAATCTGAATACATTCCATTAATATGTTCATTGATTTTTCGTTATCTTCTGCGACCGCTGCTACACCTTCAAATTTCTTCATGAAAGGACGTAGGAGAGAAATTTTCAGTGGTCTTACTTTAACTTTTGTACCATCAATAAGCGTAACTGTTTTTTCTTCGTTAACAGTAGTTGCCATTTTTCCTCCTTATAAGGTTAACCTTAATTATATCACAGAGGACCTATATTTTAACCAACAACCTCTTCATATCCCAAACCATTTCCAATGCCAAACCCTGCTTTCTGTGCTCTTGCTCCACGAAGGTTTGTTATATCATTTGCATCTTTTCCTTTATATAACACTCTTTTTTTCATATCTTCCCAGGCATTATCATTTTTATCTTTATCTATATCTACCCCTTGCATTGCTGCAGAAAACTTTTTATCGTTGCGATCTATTTCTCTTTTCATTTCTAACACAGATATTAACTCTGGCATAGATATTGATGTTTCTAACTCTTCATAATTCTTCCAAGCACCTATTAAAAAAACCTCAGATTCTAGTTTAGCAAGATCTAGGTCGTCCCAGTTAGACCCTTTGTCATTTTCTGACTTTGCTTGTTGCTCTATACTATCTTCTTTATCCTCATTTAGTTTGATACCCGCTGAAAATTCTAAAACTTTATAAAGTTGCTTAATGTCAAAATTATCCTCAATGTCTGTTATGCTATTTGATAACTGAGGATAGAACTGCTGCATTGATATTTTTACACACTCTAAGACTATTTCTAGAGTTTCATCTTCGCCGTCAACTTTAGATATTAACGAAAACTGATCTAATATTTTTTTTAAATATTTTATTTTTGCTGGACCTACTGTTATTTTTGTGCCGTCTACTAACTCAACGATACCCTCTTCATAAATTTTTGTGGCCATTAAACCATTATACCAAATAGAAAAGCCCACCGTTTTATGGGTGGGCTAATCTTGTAAAATTACTTACTAAGCAATTGTACGATCAACAATCTTACCATACATACCGTCATCTAACGGTAACATACGGAAAGTTACGTCAAACATAGATGCTGCATCACGTTTTGCTGATGCTACTACGTTTTCGATTGACAAAGCACGGTATCCGATATAGATACGTTCCTTATCGATTGATGGGTCACCAGTTCCTGGACCAACGGCTACTATACCACGTTCTAGAGGAACGTCGCCTAATTCACCTGAGTTGATGTCGAAACTTTGGCTTCCTGTACCAATACCTGTTGCGGTTGATAATTCATCTAAATCATTTGCGTTTGCTGCTACTGCCACTAGAAGGTTTTCTAGTGTTGCTTCTGCAAATGATGTTGCTAAAGATACTTGCATGCCGTCTTTGAAAAGACGAGCAACGTCAAGAACTTGATCAACTTGAACTTCACCGAAAGATGGTTGGAATGTAAGTTCGATACCATTGCTGGTATAACCTACGTTTGTGAAGTCAACGTCATCAGTCAAAGTATCTTTGTATGATGTTGCTGCTTCAAATGCTGGTAGTGGTCCACCTGCAGTACCGATTGTTTGTGCTAAAGCACCGTCATTGTATGTAAACAATGCGGCTGCACCAACGATAATGTTGTTGGATTGTCCACGAGAATATGCCATTTATTTCACCTCTCCTTGTAAAGGGTTTTCTTATTTAGTTGTAAAGCGATGTTTCCTCAAGGTCAAGTATAACACCATTTTGTTAGCCTTTATGCCAGTCATAATCTAAAATAATCTTGTTTCCTGCATAGGTTCTGGCTGTTCCAAAGTCTATGATGTCTCTAGTCTCTTGAAGTTGGTAGGTTTTAAAGGTGTGAAAATATAGGGGAAGTGACATATCTTTAAGTGCTATTTCTGGACCAGGAATAACCGTATCTTGATTATCTCTTATCCACTTATTTATATCAACTGCAGACTCGTCTAATGAATTTAAAAGATCTTGAATCTTTTGACTTAGAATGATTGTTCTTTCAATTGCATTTCCACCAAAGTTATAAAAATAATACATTATTTGTTCACAATATATATGTGGAAATGTCTTTCTATTCATTCTAAACATCCTGTCATATACTGCAAATGTTCCAAGTGATTGTGGAAAAGATTCAGTTAAAGCATTGATATCTGTTGGAGCAGTTGGAAAAAATGGAATAAGGAAAGTATCTTGTTCATCTAACCCATCAATCGCTGATGTTCCAAAAAACTCACTAATTTTATTTTGTAAATAAGCATTAATTAATGATGGTGGATGATGTATCGTAGCAGCCATTATGCAATCACCGCATTAGCAATCCATTTATATCCAGTTGAATATCCAAAACCTTTGCCATACTTGGCACCTGCTCTTAAATTAGTTTTAAATACTTTTGGATTTTTAATGTAGTCTGATAAACCAGATGACTTTAAAAATGATTGTTTAAAATATTGATTTAAAAATATGTCTAGCACTTCTTCAAATCCACCTTGAGCATCTTCTCCGCCAGGGTTGTTAACTGTAACTGGATTTTTAGTAAACACTGTTTCTCCATTTTCTTCAAATACTAACACCTTAGATTTTTTAGGTCTTATAGTTACTGGTATTCCTTTTTCCATAATTCTTGCTTTATCGTAAAATGGTGTAGTAGATCCATCTTTAACTCTTGATGATTGGCTAAGTGTAGAGTATATTGACAAACCTTGATTGCTTACAGTGTACTCAATATCAAACAATCTTGCATTTGGACTTCCAACTTGATACCATTCATATACGTGCTGCAGAATTGCTGGATCAATTCTTGCATTTAAATCAACAAATTCTTTTAATGTTTGTATAGTCTCACGCCCAAGGTTATTAAGAAACGCTGTCTTTCCACCTTTTATTCCTTCTAAAAATCCAATAGAGTAATCTACAATGTTGTTCATTTCTTTTTTAAATTGTTTATTATCAACTATTATCATAAATCTATCGCCTGACTATCAGACCTTTTAATTACAATCTTATAATATTCTGTTTTTCCAAACAAACCAGAGTATGGGCTTAGTGTTGCAACTTCAAAAATACTTGATTTACCAGCACGAACCCCACCTGTTTCAACATATATAGGGTTACCTTCTCCATCTGATATGTTTGTTATAAGAAGATTAGTTAATGCAATTCCACCATTCATATCATCAAATCTAATATCTGTTGGAACTCTACCGCTCAAAACTTTGTCAAACAAAATTGCTACATTTTGTACTTGTTGCTCTTCTTTATTTCTAAGGTTACCAGATGCAAAGTAACATTTTATATCTTTAAACTTTGACCATTGCTTTTTAATATTACCGTACTGACCTTGCTGAACGGATGAATAGTACACTTCTGCTGTCATAGGGTATAAAAAGTTGTCGTCTAAACATGTCATAGTATTCCTAGTCTAGTAATGTTCTTAGTATATTTTGATAGTATTTGATCAACTATGATATTGCCTGTACCGTTAAATAATTTTTTAGCATTAAATTTAACTTTGTACTGATCTGTTTGATATTCTTCAACATATCTTTTATATTGATCAAGTCTTCCACATTTAATATCATTAACTAACATTTCTGTTGCTGCCTGAATATCTGACGGAATTGTTTTATATCCAGCATCTAGAACTAATGTATAGTCATATCCTGTAGGAAAAGTAACAGTATCCCAACCATAATACCCTAAATCACCGTATGATACTGGAAGATTTGGTAGCGTTTTTTCTAATCTATTTAATGATTCTGTTGAATTGGGAATATATTCTTGTACAGCAGAGTTATCTAATGATAATTTAAAATATCTATCGTTTGTTTCTTCATCAACATCAAAAATTAAAACATCGTTTTCATAAACTCTCAATACCTTATAAGCATTTATCCACAAAGGTATATAATCTAATCCTTCTCCAACTGTTTGAACAATAACTTTTTGATTATAAAAACCATCAACAACGAATGAGTCAATAATTGATCTTGCAATAAGTTCGTTATATTTTGCTTCTGTTATTTCTGAAGCGGTAGTTCCAAGTTTATTAGGGTCAGTATATGGTCTTACTATGTCTAAATTATCTTCAAACACTATTTCTTCATCTGAATTTAAAATCTTAACTTCATATTTTCTGTCAAATTCTATTTTTGATAATGGTATTACATATGTTATTTGTAAGTTTGCTGAAGTTATATTTGATTCTTCAACAAAGTGTTCCACCAAATCCTGTAATCTAAGAGTGTAGATATCTCCACTTGTTGGGACATCAAACTTTAGTGTTAGTGGGTATGGTGGAACCCTTAATGCTTCCATTGTTTATAAGCCGTATTCCCTTGCAACGTCTTCTGGTTTCAAAACTGTAATGTGATTACGTGTTGACCATTCTTTTGCTTCCTCTGCGGATACGTAGTTGATACCAACTTTTACTTGGCCTACACCCATCCAGGATACGTTCTTAGTTGACTTAATTGCAACTTTTTCTTTACCTTGTTTAGGTTCAGCAGGTTTTTCTTTTTTAGTTCTTGGTTGTTTTCCAACACCAATGGCACCAGTTGATAATGGAGCAAGTCCTTCAACAAGGTCTTGAACTGCTTGTTTTTTATCTTCTGGAATTAATGCTTCGCCTGGGGCTAACAATGCTGGTTGGATTTCTTCTATAACTTCTTCTACAATATCTTCAACAACTGCGTCTTGAATAGTATTTTCTTCAACTGTTTCTGGTGTTTGTAGATTTAAATCTTTGTCTAATTCTGACATATATTCCTCCTTGTAGTATTATATCATTTAATTAAATATTAAAGGGAGTAAGAAATTAATCCTACTCCCCTTAAAATTGTATTACAGATTAGGCTATTCGCCTGCTGCATCCGCATAAGCGACTGCATCTAGTTCTTCCCATTGAATACCGAAACGAACGAAAACTGTATATTCTACAGTATCTTTCTTTGGTCTGTATTCGCGGTTAACTGTGATGTCGCGTTGGAAACCCCATACACGGTTAGCAGGGAATGTCAAATCGACATATCCTGCAGGGTAGTAAGGAACTTCTTGAACATCAATTCCGAGTACACGTGTTGTACGTGCTCCTCCGAATGTTTGTGCGTTACCATCAAGGTATGCTTGACGATTTGCTTCTGTACCTGGACCTTTATTTACAAAGGCTTCGGCAATTGCATCGGCAAGAGTACCATTGTTTTTAACAATACCTTGGAAAACGTCTGTACCTGCGTAGAACTTAAGATTATTCTTAAGTGCACGGTACTTACGTGGCATTGCAAGAATTATATCTTGCAGTGTGTTTGTTGTCCAAGCATTTGATACTACGTTGGCTACTGACTCGTGTGCTGCTGAAGTGTTCGCTGTTACTTGATTTACGAAACCGTTCATGATGCTAGTGAAAGCATTTGAACCTGTTCCTGTTCCGTTAATTGCAAGGTCTTCGATATCATTACCGAATGCGTTGGTCATCAATCTTACGATATGATCTTCCAATGCTGCACCTTCAATATTGTCTTCAAGTGCTTCTGATGATACTTCCCAGTCTAAGCGAATTTTCTTTGTAGTTAATTCAACTTTTGAGAATGTTGCACCAGCGTTTGTGTATTCGCCTAAGCCTTGTGAGGCTGCACGGATTACACGTTCTCCAACGTTAACTTTTTCAAGTTCCATTGTGTTTGCTTTCATGGTCACTCTGCGACCATCTTTAGCCAATACAGTTGCGTCCCACACATAGTCTATAAAACGACGTGCTTGTTCAGGGCGTAAGATACCGCTTCCAGTATCACCTGAAGGATTTACTGCGTTAACTCCTGATGTAGAGCCAAATGATGCTTCTGCGATGTTACCTAAAACACCACCGTTTGCATAGTTGCCTGCTACGTTTTCACCAGCATCAGAACCAGATGCGAATGCACCTTGTGCTTGGGCTGTTCCAGGTGCTGTTCCACCTAGATCGCCTGATGTTCCTGGCTGATTTTTAATTATTTCTTCCGACATATATTTCACCTCCACGTGATTTTTCTATCTGAATAGATCGGCTGTTTTGAGGAAACGTCCGCCCCATAGGGATTTCTCAACCATTACTGGTTGTAACTGTACGACCTCGCCGAGATCGCCAGACTTTCGGAAAGCGGTATCAGATTCTACTGATTCCATTCTCTTTCCAAACTCGTTAACTGCACCGTTTGTTTCAACTAGTGCATTTTGTGTATTAACAATTTGTGACTTTGTGTCAGCAACTTGTTTGTTTAAATCTGCAACTTCTGTCTGTAAAGACTTTACTGTTGCAAGTAGATCGCTAAAGGCTGATGTAAGAGTATTCTTAACTTCTGTTACTGCCTCAACAATAACATCGTCTGCTTTAGATACTTCTGTAGCAACTTCTTCAATAACTTCTGCTACTGCTTCAACTGTGTCTGCTTTTTCTGCTTCCACAACTGTTTCCGCTGCTGGTGCATCTTCTGCAACAACTTCTGTAACAGGAGCATCAACTACGGCATCTGCCTCTGGAGCAACCTCAACATTTTCAACTGCAATATCAGATTTTTCAACAATCTCTGCTACTACTTCTGTTGTTTCTGTCATAGGACTTACCTCCTTGGTAATCTTAGAAGTGGTAATGCCTTTAGCACTATCGACTAAGAACTTTATCATATTGATTTTTTCATTATCCGTTTTTTCAACGAATCCTATATTTTTCATTTCATTACCAGTTGTTGGACTGATTTCTTTTTCATTTTCTGAAACCATAACAATTCCAGTTTCTGAATCCCAAAAAACATTTTCTAAGGTTGTATTATCACCTTTAATTACTGCAACTCCGTCTACTTTTTCAACAGACATAATGTTTGCAAATTCATTTGCTGGAGAGTCTACAAGACTTAACTCAACAAGATCATAATCTTTAATAATTCTAATTTGAGAATCTAACTTCTCATCAAAAGCGTCGTCCCATTTGTTCATTTTTCCACCAATAGAAAAACCTGTTAGTGTGCCATCCAAAACCTTTTCCCATGTGCTTTGAGCACCTTTAGAGACATAAGCGGAAACGAAAACACCGTTATAAAACTTCTTTGACTCTGAATCAAAATATTTGTCTTGCTTAAATGAAACCATTTTGCCTACTGCTAATGGTTGATGCATTTCTCTTATGTTACCTCGAAAGTTTTCAAATGCCTTCATGCTGGCTTCTGTAGTTACAATGTCCATTTGACGATCTAAGTTATCTAATGAGGCAAAGCCTGAAACAATGCGGCGTTGTTTATCAACCTTACTAAAAGGCATAGAAAGGCGGACATTCTCGCCTTCTGTATTCCATTGGGCTTTTAATATAGACATCGTACTATACATTATAGAGCCCTTTTATACACAAGTTATAAACATGTTATAAACAGTGTAACTAGGTTGAAGATCTACCCTCGCCCTTTGGATTTCTACCACTTACAGTTGCAGATCCATCGGACTGATTATTAAGTCTTTCGCCATCTCTTGCACGATTGGCATCATTATTCATAGTCTCTGGTTTGGCTACAAATGGTTCGTCTCCACCGTCTCTTTGTGGAAGACCCAGTGCCACTCTTGCCTCATTAGGCATCATAATCTGTGTTTTTACATATCTTTCAAGAATTTGTGATTGTGCTATTTCATCTGTCAAAGTAAGTTCATTAAACTTAAACTCTAGTACGTCTTGTTTCTCGCGTATGATCTTATTAATTTGTTTTTCTAGTTGAGCCTGTGCTGGTCTGGCTACCTGCTCTTTAAATGTTCTATCTTGAGCCAATGCTGCTGCAATTGCCCCTGAGTCTGATCCACCTAGTTTTGAAAGCGGTACTTGATGTGCCACCAAGATGTCATCACGGTTTTGTTTTCTATATTCCTTAAATGATCCCTCTTGTACCCCAGATTCAATAGGTTCCATCTTAAACTCTACCTTGTTATTTTCTGTATCTCCAGGAAGAGGTATGTACAAAGTTCTATGGTTTTGACCCTTTAATCCAGTTTGTAAAAATCTAAACATCTTGTCTTCTGCGTCTGCAGATAGTTTGGCACCCTTCATAGTTACTACGTATCTTGGAACTGCCTTGTTACCAAAGTAGTCAATATTGTATTGTGAAGCCAGTTGATCACCGTGTAGAGATGATATTGCTGAAATAATGTCTGGAACACCATAGAATGTGTTTAATGGTGAGTATTGTTTAAAATGAATAATTTCGTTTGGTCTACGATCTTCAGTTACTGGGTTTGAATTTGTAGCACCAAAGTTTCTAAAGTAAACTACCTTGTTTGCAATAACCTGTACGTATCCATCTCTTAGTCTGCGACAACGCATTGTGGTTGCTGGAATATGACCAACGTATCCAATTTCACCACGAGTGGTTCTACCAATTTCCATGTATCCATTACCAATTGCTTGAACATCTGTGTATATCTTTTCCATTGTTGTGGTAAAAGAGTCATCTGCGTTTAAACTTTCTAGCCAATCACGTAACTCTACTTTTGCTCTTTCAATTCTGTTTCTTGCACGACTTACTGATTCGTCATTTGAGGAATTCTCTAATTTGAGCATTGTTCTTTTTGATATATCAAAATCATATCCCAAACCTACAATATTTTCAACCTTAGCATCAATGGCTGCATGGTTTGCAAAGGATGTGTCATAGTAGTTGGCAAGTTCATAAACATTCCATGGTGGTGTGATTACGTCAAATAGTCCATAACCATTTCTAAATACGTTACCAGGATTTATCTGATTAGAGCGAGCACCATCAATACCTTGTGGAACTGCAATTGATCTGTCAATATAAGATTGTTGGGTTGTATCTACTAGAGCCTTGGACATTCTTGCTGCACGACGTTTAAAGTTATTATCCAAACCAGAATAGTTTTTTAACTCTTCCCAGTTTTTGCTAAATGGGTCTGAACTAGCAAATGCATTAACTGCTTGTTCGTTTTCGTCTATCCTAGCACCAATAACATAGTTAAATTCTTCACTCATTATTCTTCATCGCCATATTTTGCAATTGTTGCTTTGGCTGCTGCTACTGCACCAAGATCATTAAGGTTAGGGATTAATCCCGCTTTCATTCTATCTACTTGTTCGGAATACTCTTCGTCTGATACTCTTCCCATACCTGGAAAAAATACAGCCTCTCCATCTGGTTCTCCATAATATGCTGCTGTCTTTTTTATTTCGGCTAAAGCGGCAATATCGTGTTTTACGGCTGGTATATTTAAAATATTACCCTCTCCATCAGTGAACCACTTACCATTGGCTCTTTTCCAAACATAAACGCCCCAATCATAGTTCTTTTCAATAAAGGTTATTTTAGAGTCGCCAATTTGGCCTTTCATACGAGGTTTTCTTTTTTTGTTTGGATTTTGATTATTCATAACCATTAGTATACCATATTATGTTGGATTGAGGATATATTGTTGCCACGAAGAACCAATATGAATAGGATTATCGTAACTTTGTGCCAACAACTGTCTTTCTCCATCATTTCCAACAATAATTTTGTTAGTTCCCATGTATGTTTTGTAAATATTTGAAGAAGTATCTCCAAAATCTGAAGAAGATGTCTTAATTAATACACCAAACCACAAATATCCCTGGTTCCAAAAATCCCAATCAAAATCAAATGGTTCCTCTGCTCCAAGCACATACTGCTGCTTTACCTCATCCCAAATTCTAGTAATAGACGATTGTTTTTGTTGCAAACCAGTTAACTTATAATACGATATGTGATTATAGACCAATGGACCGTTTAAACTTATAGATCCAGTAAATGAGTTAAATGTTAAAGCGTTTGCAAAAGATATGCTTAAAAAATACCAGTTTTTATTGTCAATTACTGGATTAGCAACTAGCAGTCCATTTAAATAGTATGATATGCCATTTTGTAATTGACCAGTTTTTGAATCTATCGCGTATATTTTTGCTCTTTGTCCAGAATCGCCATTTGCCACAATATAAAAATTAATAGAAGAGTTTGATGTATTTACTTGAAATATTTGAACTGGCGTGTATGTAAAGTTACTGGTATCATTTTTAATTGCAAGTTGAATGGTAGATACAGAAAATAAAGAGTCTTTGTTTTCATTTATTAGCATACTAATGCCTCTATTTTGATAAGAGTTAAAATCACCTTTTAATTTGATTCCAGAGTACCTGGTTAAATGTAGATACGGATTAGATTTTTTATAAATACTAATTGGATTTTTGCCTTTATAATCGTTATATATTCCATTTTTAATATATGGGTATAACTTAGTGCCAGACTTGGTATTAATGGGTGTAGAAGCATCCTCGTCTAAAGACCTAGATGATAGTTCTAGATTCTTAATCTTTATCTTTCTATTAATAGTTGACTTTACAGAAAAATCTAAATGAACTGATATTGCTAGATCTTCAAATTTTACTGAAGATGGTGGGTAAATAATAGTATCGTTTTGTACTAAAAATATTGTGTTTTGCCAATCTGGATAGTTATCAAGATTTAAAATACCACTCTTTAGTGCTGGTGCAACAGTAGTAAAAGACTCAAACTTTTTATTTAATCCAGTAGTTGTAAACTGAAAAGACACATAGGACTTTACTAAAGAATTTACAGAGTCGTATTCGTAACTTAAATCTGATCTGTTATATTGTAAATCATCATAATTATTATATCCTGTAAAAAGAGAGTTATCTAACACCTCATATGTTTGTTGCAAAGGTGCTGCAAATAGTGCATTTAGGTTACCATATGTCCATCCACCAGCGTCTTCTACTGGTTTAAAGATAGAAGGTGAAGGAAAATTGATGTTATATTGAATATAATCTAAACCATACTCTTTTTTACCAGATGAGTTTGTTATATACTTTGCAAAATACTTTAATGGCACATAGTCTTCCCAGTATCCAGAAACACCTATATCCAAATAATACTTGCCATACCTAACCGATGGCATTAATGTATAACTTGCTAAATCGTTAAACATATGAGCATTAATGTTGCCATTATCTTCAAGTATTCCATTATTCTCAAAATGCGTAGAAAATAACTTGTGATTATTTTTTGTTGAAAATCCAAATCTATACATTTTTTGACTAAAGCAAGAGTCATTGCTATCATTATTTAAAAGTATTAACTTTAAAGCATTCTTATTGCCAAAGAAAGTGGCAATATTTTTTCCAAAGTGTGATGTTATTTTTTCTAGGTCAACACCAATTTCTAAGTATTGATCTACCACATATTGGGTTTGATGTAAAGTTGTTTCTGTTCCAGACACATTAATTTTATAAAATATATCTCCACTATCTGTTGTATATATTTTAAAGAAATCTGAGTTATTTTTATTCTTAATCATAACAAGTGTTGAGTTTAATAAAGAGTCTGTTTTAAATATTCC